AGTTATCACCAGTAACATTGTCCGATTTACTTACACGTCTTCTACCTCTTCGTGTTTGTGTTGTAGGTGTTATCGATTCACTTGAATCAGTTGGATTTGTAGATAATTGTGGTTCTACTACGTCTACTTCATATGTAAGTGGATCTGCATCAATATCTTGTTTCGCTTTCTTGGCAGCTTCTTCTTCTGCCGCAGTGGCTGCTTTTTCTTGTAATTCTGCCTTTTTCCTTGAAGCATTATCAGTATCCATTTTTGGTATCTTTGGAATATCTATATCAAACCCAAGGAAGCTAGCAAACTTACCTACAAGGCCCATAATAAAGTTAACAATTGTACCAATAAGATTTACAATATGACCAAATCCATCTTTTAAATATGCAAGACCTAGTAACATTACATCAAAGATAGAAGTAAATCCTAATGCTTCTCTCATTTTTTCTAAAGCAAGATATATTATACCAAAGACTGCAGCAATCGCTGCTATAGGCAACAGAATCGGAGCTAAGGCAGCTAGCATTGGTGTAATTGCTGCTATCATTCCACTAAATGCTGCTATCATTCCAGGAATAAATGTGGCCATCATAAATACTCTAAATCCCTTAGCAACATTTAATAAAAATCTTAATGGCTTCATTAATGTGTTACCAAGATTTTTCATCATATCTTTTAAGTGTGCTGTCATACTACCAGCATAACTTGTAGCTAAAAACATTTTATATGTTTGTACTGCAGCCATCATTCCTTTAAAAGCTCCATGTGCTGCCTTTAAACCTTTTATAATCTTACCACCAAAGAAGAAAATAAATGCACCAGTAAATGTTTTCCATTCCGTACCAAAAGCTTCAAGTGCACCATTAACATCACCATCTAATAATTTCTTTACGATATCCATTGCGGTTGATAATACTGCAACAAAACGTTTTATTAATTTTTCCATAAGCTCTGGTGCAAAAAGCGCAAGGCCAGCTAATAAACCACCCCCAATAGCAACAGCATTATCTTTTAGAAAACCAGTTAATCCACTAATCCCACCTGATATTTTATCTAATAAACCAGACTGTTTTTCAGCCATTTTATTAGCTTCTCGGCGATTCTCTTCTGTTTCAGCACCAGCTAATATACTTTCCTGATTAGAAGTTTCTAAATCAATTTGGTTTTGATTACCAGATTCAATTGCAGCTTGTAATCTTTCTTGTGATTCAATAAATCGTGATCTTAGCTCTAATGAATTTTGTTCTCCTTCCTTATCGCCTCTTTCAGTCGATGTCACAAGATCCATTAATAACTGATTTCTTTCTTTATCAGTCTTTTTGTCTTGAGCAATTTTATTTTGCTCTGCAATTTCTTTAGCTAATTCTGCAATTGCAACTCCGCTAGAAGCACCTTCTTTCAAGTCTTTTCCGCCAAAGCCTGCTGCTAATTGCTTCATGCTTAACGCAATGTCTTCTATTGGTTTATTTTCTTCAGCCATAACTCGTTACCTAGTAATTATTTTCCGAACCAATCGTCGATTAAATTTTTACCATAATATAAAATACCTAACCAGACAGTAAATAAAATACCGTCAAAGTATGATAGTGTTTCCCATGCATTTACCGGATCCATTATTTTTTACCTTTCATTGCTTGTGTACCAAAGAAAGCAGCAACAATACCAGCAACAGCTACAAAGTATGTTGGTGCCATATCACCCAATGTTTCTTGTGCTTGATCTAAACCAGCTAGTGATGCAAGAACAACAGCGAATGGATATAATAGTAATCCACCTAATGCAAACCATGTCATGTTACGTTGAGCATCACGCATAGCATCAGCATCTTCTAACTCTTTGCGTTTAAACTCAAGATATAACTGCTCTTCAGCTGCACTTACTTTACCATCACCATTCGTATCTGCTGGATGGAATACTTTTTCTTCTTCAGACATTATTTACTCCTCGCTTGTTCTGCTTTACGTCTTTCGTTTTCTTCTTTAATATGTTCTTGTAATAACGCTACATATATTTCACGTTCCCACGGCATCATACCGTCTAACTCAGTTAGGCTATATCCATGATGCTGCATCATCGCAAAGTTTGTCTTATAGTGGTTATATAAGGTATCGTGAGAGAGGCCTAACCAAAAAAATTGTCGAAGCCTCTTAACTCCATCTCATTTGTTTCACCACATTTAACACAATCAAAATTCATATCATAAGTAACTGCTGGCATTTCTTCAAAGTACGCTGTTAACTTTTTAAACTGTGCGCTATTCAAAGAATCAACAAATTCTTTTACTGCCTTTGTACCTTCGTCCTTTGCTGAATATACTGCATTTGCATCATATATTGATTCAATGCAGTCAACAATCATATTCATAGCTTGCTCAACACTACTTGCTTTTTGATCTTGCTTTTCTAATCCACCTACTGATGGATAACTTAATGTTACACCTATTTCATTAGTTAAAGCAATAACATTATTCTTATTTGTTACAACGGGCATATTAATGTCTTCGAAATTAATTTCCCTATGATTTTCAGCTTCACAATGCTTACATTTAATTTTTATTTCTGTCGATTCACCAACAGACTTTCCTCTTAATTGCAAAAATAATGCTTCTAAATCAAACATTGCTAATTTATTTACATTAATGTCGTCATATACACATGCTTTGATTACATCTTTTAAAGCTCTAAGTATTTGACTTTGATCTTTTGATTCCATTGCAATCATTAAAATCTTTTCTTCTTTTACTAAATAAGGCCTATATTCAATTTCCTGATTTAGTGATGGAATGACTGTTCTATACTTCGCAGCATTCAACGTTGGTAAAGCCATAATATTCTCCTAATAATATTAAAATAATGAACTAAGTGTTGTAAAATTTTTCAATCCGCTTTGCATTTTATCTGGTAATAATCTTTTTACTTCATTTGGTAATGCTGATATTGCGCCAGATATAGATGAATCTATAAAATTTTGTGGTACATATCTATCATATGCAAATGTTACTTGTAATCTTTGAAATGCATTCTCAGATTCGTTATTCAGAGCAAGTGCTCCTATTGCTATTGGATACGCGTTAATCAATTTAACGCCGTATACATTTCTATCAAAACTATTTAATTGCTGTATGACAATATCCGTTTGATAATTTTTCTTATAACCCAATGTATAATTTTCTGTATCGACAATCGATGACATCCAAGTCTCCATCATATCTTTCATATAATAATCGTTTGTAAGATAAAATGTCATTGTTATATCATCATCAATAAAACCATTAGGTATTTTAAGTGTTTCTTTTTCTGCAGAAAAATCTAAAGTATTAAGATTGCGACCAGGTAATTGTGCAGATTCAGTAAGAAATGCAATATCTCTTGGATCACTTATTAAGCTTCGAGCATTAAAAGTACTATTAGCAACCCGGCCAATCACATCAAGTGGATTTAAATTTAATAATGCTTGAGTAGGCGGAGTAAAAATTGTCAAAAAGCGGTTAGTCTTTGCAAGACCTTGTCTTTTAGTAACTGTAGCTTTAAAATCGTCTATTGATTTTGCCATTCTTATTTACCTGTATATTGTTTGCGAGAATATCTCCAAACTGTTTCTGCTTTAACTTTCTTAAATTGTTCTGTTGGTAAGAAGATTGCTATTTCCCATTCAGTCATTGGAACTCTTACCATTCTACCTTTTATTTGACTTGTTAAATAATGTTTAAAACAAGGTTGAAACTCTTTATATTTTTTTACACCTTTTAACAAATCATATCGCATCTTTGTAAGACGAGAATTTTCACCAACTTTTTTCGGTGCAGTCTTCATTAACTCATCTAAAAATCTTGCTCTTACACCTGGTGCTAGGTAATGTAAATTTAATCCATAGAAACCACCTTCAGCTGGCTCAACCATAATAATTAATGGGAACCGATCATAATATGGTAATGTAGCTTTATGTTTTGGATCATAAAAATACATGTACATATTACCAGCTATTTCTTTTGTTGTAGGATCAAGTGCATCATCTTTTAAAAGACTGCGACGATCTACATCGCCTAGTTTAGCGACATTTTTACGAAACCAATTCTTAGATTGATCTGTTCTCGTTTTAATGCCAGCTCTAAAAGCCTGTGCTTGTAGTGTATCAAATAGACTTGCCATACCTTTATTTATATCCAAAAATAGTGTACTTTTATACGAAAGTGTGTTATAATAATATAGTTACCCCGGAGGATAGAGGTATACTACTTTTTCTTCTTCTTTATAGGACCACCGACTAATTTTATTCCAAGACTTTTAAGAGTATCTTCAGTCCAGACTTCAAACTTCCAACCACGATCTTCTGCATATTTCTGTGCAGCATTCCATTTATCAGTATTTTTAATATAGGTAGTCACCTCATTGATATATCTTTTAGTCTGACGTGCAGGTTTTTTAGGAGGAGATGTTTCTTTCTTTGGCTTGATTTCT